GTTTAAAATAAGAGACCTGGAGAGGTTCTGTAACACCATCAGCAGAATCTGATACTTTAAAATTGGAAACCCAAAGAGGCTGATCAGAAGATATTGGACCCTGCACATATCTAAAATAATGTGTTAGGATGGACAAACGACACAAGTCTCCTGACGCATACGTAGAATGGACTGTTATAGCAGTAGCCAAAGGGTTAAAAGGACCAATAGAAATTGGACTATTCTCAATATAGTCACCTGGAAATGATATTAGACCTGCATCAGATATCGTTCTAGTGAGAGTAGTAGTACCATCAGAACATGTCAATGAATACACATTGTCAGCAGCATCATCGTTAGTACTAAAAAAACTAATCATAAGCCAAACTTCAGACGCTTGGTAGTCTCGCAAAACCATCTTTTGAACAGGAGTATTACTATCAGTGGTCTGAACTACTGCACTAGCATATGCATATCCTGCTAGCATTTGGAAAGACTGCTTCTCAAAACAAACTGTCTCAACATATTCGATCATCTGCTCTTCAATATCCTGATGGCAGTGTTTCATTTTAACTATGGCTTGATCCAAAAGATCAACTGCCTTTTCAAGACAAGGCCAATAACATTCACACATGATTATATAATCTTTATTACCCGATCTAGGCTCTAAAAGATCCTGTTCAACAAAAACAAAAGGTTCAAAAGAAGTAATAGCATACAGTTCCGATTCTTCACAGGGGGCCACATTGCAATATTCACCTTCAAATTCAAAAATATTAACATGAGAGGGGCCACACAAAGCAACAATATGTTTTTTATTGGGCTCAAAAACCAAATATCCAGTTTTAATGCAATTAGGAACTATCCATTTGTGATAAAAATCCTGAACAGCTGGCATACATACAACGGCTTCAGGTTTAGCAGGAACAGATGCCCCGTACCAAAAAGAAATAGCAGCTGAAGTATCAAAAAGATCATCATAAAAACTTATTTCGTTATCAAAACTTTGAGACAAAGTGTCCCAACAAGGATGACATGAATTCTGCTGAAAAGCTATAGGGTCCCAATTACTTTGATCATAAGAAGGACGAAAGACAAACCTTTCATGAGACAATCTAAATAGACTAGTGGCCCGATCATAGCAATCAAGGCATTTGCATTGCGTTCTATGCCACATAGACTGTTTTTCGAAGGAAACTTGAGGATAAACTTTCTCTATGAAAGATAAAAACATACGATCACGGTCAGAAGGACGTTTATTGAGATCATTACAGGTTTCAATAAGTTTTCTGTCTGGGTCAATCTGAGTTCTAAAAATAGGAGGATGAGTTCCGATATAATTATTTTGCTTATCATAACAAAGCAACTTATTAGAAGGCGGAATCGGCATTATGAACTGGAAATCTGGACGAAGACATTCAAAAATTGTTTGCCACACAGGAGTCTCATCAAAGCCAACCTTAGAATGAGCCTGTAAAGCTAGGGGAGGATGAATATCAGTATAAGAAGTATTATCATCACAAGTAAACCAAGCTGGAAACTCACTCTCAAAAGGAACTTCTATCTCTAACAACCGAATCGTGTTCTGATCTGTCATAGCCATACCACACTCAGTATGAAAATAACCTCCATTGGTCGTTGAGAATCCAGAATTCGTCACCGCCTTAGTGACTGGATATGAAGCAGATAGATATTCATAATTTTCATCAGATGGATAGACTATCTTATACCCAAGCGTACCGGTATAAAACAGAAATAATGTAGCAAACTTATCTTGAAGAGAACTATTAAGAAAACTTTCAGTATACTGTATGGTCGTGGACCCAACAATATCAGCTCCTGGGTTATTTAAAGTATATGTCTTAGAACGAGCCATCCGCATACATAAGCCTACTATATTGCCTTCAGGATTAATATCATCCCATGAATCATTATTCATTTGTTTCTCATATGATGACTTTACAATTTCTGTCATACCACCATCAAACTGTCTAAAACAAAAATCAGGACCAGCACGTTTCTCAACTATATAAGGTAAAACAATAGGAGTCGCATTCTTAAGTCGAGGTTCCATTGAAGTTAAGGTAAACATAATAATAGGACTGGCAGTCATATCACCTATTTTTTTGTATAACAACTCATGTAAAAAAGGAACAGATATCTCAAAAGAAGTAGTCCCTTTAATAGCAATAAAATGGGCTACTTTTGTACCAGCCTGAGTGAGAACATAAGAAGAATCAATATTATAAGGTAAAGTAGACTGATCCCATACAATAACATAGTTAACTCGAGCTGATACCATCATGGGAGAGGCGAAAGTGATTCTATATTCTATAGATCCTCTCCAATATTTAAAAAACTGCGACATGAAAGACAGATAACCTGGCTCATAATTGATATTAGTTTGCTGTCCTAATGTAACAAAACCAGAACCATCAGGAGCTACCTGTATCAAACAATAGGGATTAGTGGTCTGATCGGAATTCATCTGCATTTCACCTATTACAACAGTAGCCCACTGACGAATCATAGCTTTATAATTTGGTTTTTTTGAACTGCCAAGTAACAAAGGGTTCATGATAGACGAAGAAGGTCTGTCAGAAATAGACTGAAAGCAAGTTCCAGGGTTAAAGGACGACATATTTCCATAAAAGTTTTGCCTAACTGCCTGACGTGAACCCTGATCAACTTGTGGTTTATTTAAAAAAGCCTGAAAAGTTTCAGCTACAGAGGAAAGATTTTCTTCAGCAACTCCTTCAACAAAAACTTCTGAATCTTCAGAACTGCCAAAATATGAACCTATACCTGTGGCTGAAGCAGCAACTGCTGCTCCTCCCGCTATGCCCTTAATAAGATTGCCTGTTTGACCTGCCATATGCATAGCACGAGCGAAACCAGGACCATATCTATTAAAAGTCTCACGATTCATCTGTTTCTCGTAAGCAAAATTATCAGTAAAACCTACATCAACAGGGTCGCATTGGCCTGACAATTCTATATCTGTAATATATCCATAGACTTGAATTTGAGCTGAAGGTGAGACTTCTGTACTATTGGTCTGAATATCTATACCTGTAGTAGCAACCGTCCAAGTAACATCGCTCCCTGATATTAAACTGTCAGTACGAGCAAAATTTTTAGGAAGAGACCATGGAAGATCTATTTCTACATTTGTACTGTCTTGTGGATCAAGACGAGCAGCGAACATTGACCATCTTTGATATTCCTCATTATGACTAATATATTCATATTGCAGACGTCCATAGGCATTACACGGATAAGGAACTACACCTACAAAACCATACACAAAAATTGATGATGTCATAACAAACCGAAGTTTATAACTAACACGAGCATAAAGGAAATTTTTCATAATATTGAGCACAGCAGGCTTATTCAAAAGAGTAAACAAATAATTCCTACGTATATAAAATCCAGTAGTAACATCATCTGTAAATAAATGAAACTCTCTATTAACAAGAGTTCTGGGAGTCTCAAATTTGTAGGGCATAAGAGATCCAACAGACAATTTGGGTCCGGGAGACAAATGAGAAAGAGGATCACTATTCTCAATTGTCATAATAGCTTGGGTTTCAGAAACATTAACCTGGGGAGTACCAAACTCTAACTCTCCCTGTTTTTCATCTTGTTGATTCATAGTCTTGGGCGACTAACCTTAAGTAATTACTGGTAAACCAGGCTCAATTATAATTTCGTAGAAGCAATTCGGGGTTGAGCTATAGCCGAAAGATCTATCTACTTGCAGTACGATGCCAGCGTGGGCCTTTATAGTCCCGTGACTAAGTGTTTTAAAAAGACACATAAAAAGGGTCGTATTTTGGTCCTACGACAGGTGAATCAGTAAGATAATAATTATCTCTCCACCTATTATACATAGATTCATAGGTCTCAATGACAAAAGTATATCCTTCTTTTGTAGTAGAAATCTCTATATCTCGTTTTAATTGATCAAAAAACTCTTTTCCATGGTAAACTGCCTCTATCTGAGCTACACGTATATTAGCCTGCATAGCATCAAATTCAGATAGTTCATCTGTTCTTATATAATTTAAACATCCAAAAATAGATTCTTTCTTCAATTTATGAACTAGACGTTTTTTGTTTCCTACTTTAATAAAGTCATATTGTCTAGAAAGAAACTCCATTTTAGAATTATCTTCAAGATAAGGAGCAGACGCTTTCTTTTTATCAGAACTGGTTAAAACCATACCAAACAATATTAGAAATGCCGCAGCACAAGACTCCATATTATAATCAGGACAGTCTCTAGAAACTGAACTGTTAGCATCATCTCCATGTCCCATGTACTTCACTTTCTCTCTAAAACGTTCACCAGGATATAAACCATGAAAAACAAATTTTCGACAAATAAAATGAAAGTAAGAGTTAAGCAAGGAAGTCAAAGGGTGTCCACTCTGCATACCTCGTAGATTCCAATGAACATTGTTACCTCGTAACCATCCAAAATGAACAACCGTCATACCCCAATTCATGTATAACGCATAATCAGGGTGACCTGGAAGTATTCCATAAAACTGAGTAGTCAAACTCCATATAAGACAATAAGCAACGTAATCAACCGTACAAAAATCATTAGCCGATGCATCTTCTCCAGTAAGATTTCCATTCATATCCAATTTATTAAAAATATCATTAACTTGACAGCTATGAGGATTATACCCAAAGACAAAAGGTCCTTTTTCATTCTCTTTAATATAAAATATAGCCTGACCAAACAAAGCCATAACTATAAAATATACAGCAACGTCAGCAACAGCAAATGCTCGCGCTTTACCGTTAACAACATCCTCTATGGGGAGCAACTCATCTTTTATACACTGCATCGCAAGTGTATAAGGGATACCATGTCTACCTAGTTCAAACATTTCTTCCAGATATTTTAAAAATAAAGGGTGTATCCAATTTCGTTCTTTATTAAAAATATCATTACGATCTTTAAACTGCGGGTATAACTTTCCAAAAGTACCAAGGGAAGCTGCACTATTCGCTCCATCAAGATAAACAGATTTAGCCATAACTTCATAAAAGGAAAGAATCCGTGGACTATGTCGTTTTTGTTTTCCAAAAAGATCTTCATAAAAAAAACTGGGATCACGCTGAAACATTTTAACAAAGTCATCATGTATCGCAGGAGTTCCTGTACGCATACGTTTTTCGTCAGTCTTAGTCCAAGGAGAAAACTTAGTTTCAACACCATCATATTTAAAAAGTTTTTCTTCTCGAATGGCAGGCATTACAGTACAATTTTTGACAATAAAACTCTTTTCTTCATCTCCGAAATCATAACTAGCCCTTCGTATCGGAGAATCATGAAGATTAGTACCTCCAGTACCAGCAAAGAAAAATCCCATTTTATTCATTGGCCAGACACCGGGTAAAGGTTTAGATTTTTCAGGTTTTGTCATTTCTTCCATACGGGGATGAACCTGA